CATCCGCACGAGCATGGAGAGCTTCTCTTCTTCGCTAAATCTCGGCTTTCTTCCAACCATTTCCAGTTCCTGTATTCGAGAAACTGTCCGCTACTTAATATGTCTCAGTTGAGGGGTGCATTCCATCAATGTCCAGCTTTTGCGAAGCGCGCAGTTGGAAGAAGGAGCGCATGCGCGGTGTCATTTTCCTGGATCCTTATGGGATGGAGGTGAGCTGGGACACTGTTGCATCTATCGCTCGCACCGAAGCTCTCGACTGTTGGTACTTCTTCCCATTGTCAGGCTTGTACCGAAACGCTCCGAAGGATCCGCTAAAGCTCGACCAGGGCAAAATCGACGCTCTCAATCGCGTTTTCGGCACCGATAGCTGGAGGCAAGATTGGTACGCCAGCGAAGAGGCTTCGACGGACCTTCTTGGCGACCTTTTTAACCGAGAGAGGCGGATTGTCGACGCGGACAAGATTGAGGATTGGGTGCACGCAAGGCTCAAATCTGTCTTCAAGGGGACGGTTCTCAGGCCTCTTCGCCTAAAGCATCCGAACGGCGCGCCTATGGCTTCCCTTTTCTTCGCCGTATCGAACCCCAGCAAGGCTGCGGTAAAGGTCGCCAGCGATATAGCCCATCACATACTCAGGGCCGGCATCTGATCCCATGTTGTGCCCCGATAGGAGCGGCCAGTTGCCTTCTTGTTTACGCCACCCCACTGCTTGAAAAAGAATGCAGCGCCTGCGTCGGTACAAAGGTCGAAAATCTCATCGACCCATATAGGGTCGAGCGAACGAGCCTTCGGGCCAGACTCGCCACCAACAATCGCCCACTGAATACCGTCCAGACGACCACGGGCGACCGATCCGATAAGCGGCTCAAAGGAAACAAATCGGATCGCCGCCGGCACGTTGCGAAGATCGTCCAGGCGATGAAGAACGCGGCCATCCTCGACACTTGTCCCAAGCCAGACGTTGGGGAGCACAGCGAACCCTTCACTCAGGACTTCGACCATGCGATCCGGGCGCTTGGTGAGGATTTGGTAGGTGTGCCGGCGCGTCTGCGACATCGCTGACCAGACCTTGCGGATGAAATCAACCGGCACGTCGGGGTGGAATAAATCAGACATGGAATTGACGAAGACGTTTCTCGGTTTCGCCCACCCTGCGGGTACTGACAGCGCGTTGTCGTCTAAGTAAAGAGCGCCTGTCCATTTCGGCCGACCGCCACTCTTGCGCGTAAGACCCTTGTACTTCTCGAGGCCCATCGCTTCGAGGCGGGCCGCCATCCGCATCGCATAACAGTTCGTGCATCCGGCGCTCATGATGGAGCATCCCGCCACCGGGTTCCATGTCGCATCCGTCCATTCGATTGATGTGTCTGCCATGGCGCGCGTGTCTCCGAATCGAACTTAACCGGTAATTGAGAAATGATTAAGGAAGCGTGCTCCGACCGGACCATTCTGCCGGGTTTTCGTGTCCGCGATTCTAGCAGGGTTCGCACAACGCGCAACCAATAAGGTATTTTTTATACCCCCACCCCATTGACGTCTTAGGGTACAATATGTACCTTCATCTTATCAGCAAGGCGCTGACGAGAGGACGAAGCAAATGGGCACGATGGTCACGCGGTACCGGATTGAAGACGAGGTTGGCCGCGTTCTGACCGAAGACGGCTTCTTCTCCTACGACAGCGACGACGCTCTGGAATTCCGGTCGGAAGCGGCTGCGATCGAGGAGGCTTCCAGCTTCACCGGCACCAGCGTCGAGACCTTCCAGCGCTACTCCGCCGTCCCTGACCTGATCACTACCCGAATCTTTTCGATCGAAAGGAGCGCAGCATGACTGAAAACGAACGACTTCGCGCGGCGCTTCGCCAACAGGCAGCCTGGGTTCGCCATTGGCAGGAAGACTTCGCTTGTGGCCTCGCACCAACCTTTTCCAGCCTCGCTGACGCCGCAGAGCAAATCAGTGCGGCTCTGATCATCGGGCATAATGCCGCGCCGCATGCGCCACTGGTTGAGGGGGCGAACCTTCAATGACCCGCCCCGTCTCCTACGCCTGCGACCCGGCCGCCCGGTACTGCGAGTGCGGCCACTGCCGGCTTCCGCCGGCACGCAACATCGATCTGGACGCGATCGCCGAGTTCAACCGCGCGTCCTACGCCACAGCCTACTTCCTTCTCCTCCTGTGCGCCCTCCTCGCCTTCATGGCGATTGGGTTTGTGAACACGGAGGAAGTCCACCGCAAAATCGTAGCCGAGAGGACCATCTAAGATGGATGTCACGTCCACCACCACCGATCTGATCGTCACGTTGCCGGCGGTACCGAACGCCGCGACTTTCACGGACGAGGCGGAATTCGACAAGCTCTATTCCGCCATCCTTGAGAAGGTCGCCGAACACAAACCGGATGTCTCGTCGAAGAAGGGTCGCGACGAGATCAAATCGCTCGCCTTCAAGATTGCGAAGACGAAGGTCGCCCTGGACAGGCAGGGCCTCACACTCACCGGCGAGTGGCGCGAGAACACTAAGAAGGTGAACGCGACGCGCACCAAGATCGAGGAGCGCCTTGAAGCTCTACAGACGAGCATTCGCAAGCCGCTGACCGATTGGGAAGACGCGGAACAAGCTCGGGTCAACAAGCATCAAGCCGCGCTCGACCTCTTGCTGGCTCTCATCACCACGCCCCTCGGACTCCCGTCTGCGGACCTGAAAACCATGCTTATGGCGACCGAAGGCATAATCGTCGACGCTTCGTGGGAAGAGTTCGAAGATCGTGCTGCACTCGCCAAACAGGACGCTGTCGCCTCGCTCACCCGTCTGATCGACGTGGCAGTGAAACAGGAAGCCGATGCGGCCGAACTTGCTGCACTGCGCGCTGCCCAAGCTGAACGGGACCGGCAAGAAGCCGATCGACTTGCCTCGGAAGAAGCAGCCCGCGCCGAAGCGGTCAGGATTGAGCGCGAACGTTTGGCTGAAGAACAGCGCAAAGACGCTATTGCCCAGGCGGCCGCGTACGCCGCCGAACAGGCTGAGCGCGATGCCCAGGCCCGCATTGATGCGGCCGAGCAGGAAGCACGCGAAGCCAACGAACGCGCCGAGCGGGCAGCAGAGGCCGAGCGCCAGCGGATTGCTGACGAGCAGGCCGCCGAACTCGCCGAGCAGCTGCGCCGCGAAGCGGACATCGAGCATCGCCGCACGGTCAACAACACCGTCGTCAACGCCCTCGTCGCCTGCGCCGAGGTCAGCCCAGAGCAGGCCAAGAAGATCGTTGCCCACATGGTCAGCGGTCTGATCCCCAACATCACCTTCACCTACTGAGGAGCACGCCAGTGAACGCTGTAGCGAAGCATGAAATCGCAGCGCAGGACGAGACAAGGCTCGTCCCTGCCAATGACGCGCCCATGGTCGCCATGATCGAGCGCATCGCCATGGACCCGACTATCCCGATCGACCGGCTCGAACAGATGCTTGCGATGAAAGAGCGGATGGAAGACCGCAACCGGGAGATGGCCCGCGAAGACCGCGAGTATGAGGCGAAAACCGCCTACTTCTCCGCAATGTCGGCCTGCCAGAAAGAGCTCCCGGTCGTCACGAAGAACAAGCGCAACAGCCATACCAACTCGAACTATGCCGACCTGGCCGCGATCGAAGATCAGGCCATGCCGATCATCTACGCCCACGGCTTCGGCGTCTCGTTCCAGCCCGACGGCTATAACGACTTGGGGGAATTGCTGATCAAGTGGGAGATTTCGCATTCCGGCGGCTACGTCCGCAACGGTGTGGGCGCTATCCCGGTTGACGGCGCAGGCGCAAAGGGTGGCGTGAACAAGACCGGCACGCAGGCCTTCGGCAGCACTGCCACCTATGGCCGCCGCTATCTCCTCTGCATGCTCTTCAACATCAGCACCGGCGACGACAACGACGGGAACCGCCCCAAGGGACCGGCCGGCCCGGTGAGCGAAGAGCAGGCCACGCAGCTGCGCCAGAAGGTCGACGACGCGGGCGCCGATATCGAGCGCTTCTGCAAGCGCTGGCACATCGGAGCCATCCCCGAAATGCCTGCGGCAAAGTTCGACGAGGCCATGGCCTCACTCGATCGCTTTGCCCAGCAGAAAAAACAGCGCCAGACCGAGGAGCAGAACAATGGATGATATGGTTCAGGGTACTGCCGAATGGCACGCAATTCGCCTCGGTAAGGTGACCGCCTCGCGCGTCGCCGACGTCATCGCCAAGACGAAATCAGGCCCGTCAGCCTCCCGCGCGAAATACGCGGGCGAGCTGATCGCCGAACGCCTCACCGGCTCGCCTGCCGAACGCTTCAGCAATGCCGCTATGGCCTGGGGAACCGAGCAGGAGCCGGAAGCGCGAAAGACCTACGAGTTTTATCGCGACACCGACGTTGTCCAGGTGGCGTTCGTTTCTCACCCGGTGATCGGCGACAGCGGTGCATCTCCCGACGGCCTCGTCGATGTTGATGGGCTTCTGGAAATCAAGTGCCCGGAAACCCACACGCACATCGAAACCCTGCTGAACAAGGAAGTGCCGTCGAAATACGTCACCCAAATGATGTGGCAGATGGCGTGCACGGGCCGGAAGTGGTGCGATTTCGTCTCCTACGATCCGCGTTTGCCGGAATCGATGCGGTTTTTCTGCCGGCGTGTCCATCGCGACGATGCACTGATTGCCGATCTCGAGAAGGAGGTCGTCGCGTTCCTCAATGAGGTCCGCGGCAAGGTGATCGGGCTTCGCCGGCTCTATGAGGAGCCGAAAGCCGACGCGCCTGCAGAACTGCTCATGGCGGGCTGACCATGGCGAAGAAGGAGAAGCCCCCGCACATCGAAGCCGTGATGACGCCGCGCGGTCTCCGCGCGCACACGGCCGACGATGCCGAGAAGATGGCCGGGATACCGCAAGGGAAGGTTTTCGAGCTCGTCCCGGTATCGCAGCGCTCGAGCAAGCAGTTGCGCACCTACTGGAAGGCGCTTGGCCTCGTGGTCAAGGTCACGGGCAAGTGGGCTTCTCCTGAAAACCTGCACCGCGACATCAAGATGACACTCGGTTACCGCGAGCAGACCATCAATTTGCGGACCGGCGAAATCACCCTCGTTCCCGACAGTATCGCTCTCGACAAGATGGATCACGACGAGTTCTGCGCCTTCATGAACCAGGCGATGGAGCTGCTTGCCGATCACGTAGGGTTCGATCCGCTCGCGTTCCTTCAGGAGGCTGCGTGATGTCGAACCGACAGCAACGCCTAGCGGCTACTCTTCGGAAGCTCTTCGTCGAAGCGGGTCTTTTCGCGCGCCGGGTCGTCGTCGAGGATCTCCTCCTCGCTGTCTTCGGGCAAGGCGTCATCCGGGTCAACATTGGCCTCATCGCGGCTCGGAACCGGCGGCACGCGGCCCTGATCGGCCGGCGGATTGTCGGCATCGTGCAAAGGGGATCCGCCGGACCGGTCTGGCAACGGAATCATCTCGGGAGGGCTCGATGTCTAGTTCTGTTCCTTCGGATTGCTCATCATCTGACTCCTTTCCTGTGGAAAGTGAACCGGCAGCCATCGGTAATGTTCCGTATGGGGAGGCTCGCTAATGGCTTTTCGTATTGCGCACTCGTTCCGCCCGGACCCGACGCCGAAGCAGAAAGCGTCGAAGAATAAGGACTACCTCGCCTTCATTCACGAACTGCCTTGCTGTGTGACCGGTCGATACGGCGTCGAGGCCGCGCACCTGTCATTCGCCTCGCCCCGATACGGCCACTATGGCCGCGGCAAAGGCAGCAAGGTGTCCGACCGCTGGGCGTTGCCTCTGCACCAAGCCGAACACCGCCGCCAGCACGGCATGAACGAGGAGCGGTTCTGGTCGTCGATCGGGATCGACCCGCACCTTCTGGCGCTCGTCATCCACGGCATCTGGTCAGACCTCGGCGACGACGCCATTGCGTTCGCGACCGCCATTATCAACCAGACGCTGGCCGACGCCGGCGCACTCCGATCGAGGGACGAGGCATGACGGTTATCACCGATGAAATGAAGCTGGAAGCCACCCGAGCAATTCAGGATTGGCACCTATCGACCAGCGGATTCCCAATGAGCATCGACGAGGCGCTCCTCGTCGCGACCAATGTCGTCGATGCCGCCCTCTCCTCCCGCTTCGCTGAAGCAGACAAGCCGGTGGCCAGTACGCACGAGGAGCGTATCGCTCTGGCGACAGCGCTGACGTGGGACATCAACATCATCACGCCGGATGACGTGCGCGAAATCCTCGCAAGGCTTGCCGGCCTTGGTTTCGAGTTGCGCCGCCTCGCCGCCCCGTTGGCAGACAGCGAACCGGAAAACGTCCCGGATGGAGGACCATCGAAATGACTTGGGCTAGTGGTTTAGACGCGCAATCTCTTTTTCAGCGTCGAGAAGCTCTGCCTCCCAATACTCGAGGTCTTCTTCGGTCGCTGGCAAGGGCAAAGCGTTGGCTGCGTATGCATCCAGCATTGCTCGAGCCGTTTTCAATCGCGAAACGGCGAGATTTCTCAAAAGAGTTAGAACAGAATTGTTCTGGTCGTCCTCAGTCATGCGGTCCACTTCGATTCCGGTTCCCGTCACTCGCTCTGATAGAGGTCAAGGCGGAGCTAAACCCTACTCCCCATCCTCAATCAACCATTGTTTCCACACGGCAAGGCTCGCAAACACCTCAGTCGACGGCCAGTCGGGAGAAGGCTCGTATCGCCAGGTCAGATGCACTTGCGCATACGTCCGATCGGGGACTCGAAACAAGAAATCGTCTCGACCTTGCTTTCGGGCCAAAGCCTGCACCTGGACCCCGTGTAATACATGCGCTTCGCAAAGCTCTCGCCTTAGTTCGTTTTCAATTTGGGTCGCGCTCTCCCTTGAAAGGAAGTGCCAATCGGCCGGCAGATCATTCGTCATGCTCTACAACTAGCCGCAGGGGGTCGGGGAATGCAACTGCGCTCTCCCGCGCGCCGGAACACCTTTGGGTCATCAAACCGGACGAGACGCAGCCATGAAGCTCTATCTCTCGCTGAAGGCAGAATACTTCGAGGCCATCAAAGCCGGGAAGAAGACCGAAGAGTATCGAGAGGCAACCGAGTACTGGACAAACCGGCTCTGCGATCCGTGGTTTGGCGACAGCCTTATTCACAAGGAGTTCGACGGCATCGTTTTGACGCTGGGCTATCCCAAGGCCGGCGATCCTGAGCGCACACTTGAACTTCCGTGGCGCGGGTTCATGCGGAAGACGATCACCCATCCGCATTTCGGTCCCGAGCCCGTCGAAGTGTTCGCGATCGATGTCGCTGCCCTCGTAGCGCAAGGGGATCAGCCATGAGTAGCCTCGATTTATTCTCGAAGGAAACAACGTCCTCGGCGGTCATCTCTAGCTGTGGCGCCTATCGCTACCGCCTTGAACGGCTATGGGATGTCGGCCTGCCAAAGATCGCGTTCCTGATGCTCAACCCTTCCACGGCCGATGCCAACCAAGATGATCCGACCATTCGTCGATGCACCGGGTTTGCGAAGTCGTGGGGATTTGGCGGCCTGATCGTCGGGAATCTGTTCGCCTTACGCTCCACCGATCCGAAGGCGCTTTACGGCCATCCCGATCCTATCGGCCCCGAGAATGACCGGCACTTACTCGCAATAGCTCAGAGCTCCCGCAAGATCATTTGCGCATGGGGTACGCACGGCGCGTTTCGTGACCGTGGCCGGGAAGTAGCAGAACGCTTCGAGTTCTTCCCGCTTGCCGCGCTCAAGGTCACGGCAGACGGTCACCCGGGCCACCCGCTCTATGTCGCTGCCAGCACTCAGCCGAAGGAATACTTCGCGCCAGCCGCCCTCGCAACGCAAGGGGATCGGCCATGAGCACCCTCGATCTATCCAGCAACCCACTCCTCCTCAGTAGCGAGCAGGCAGCCAAGGCCCTGAACGTCTCGACCAAGACCTTGCGCGAATTCGTGAAGGCTGGCGATATAGCCTTTGTGCCGAGGGGAAAAGGCACTACTAAGCCCCGCCTCGGATTTCACATGGACGATATCAACGACTTCATAAAGAGCCGGAGAGACCGCGCGTGTCCGTCTACAAGCATGCCAAAAGTCCGTTCTACCAATACGACTTCCAAATCAACGGTCGTCGCTTTCTCGGATCTACAAAGGCTCGGAATAAGCAAAAAGCCCAAGAGATAGAACGGCAACTGAAGGCACAGGCCAAGAAGGACCTGGCCGACGAAGCGCGGACGGGCAACGTCCCCCTGACGATCGACCTTGCCGCCGGCCGGTATTACACCGAAGTCGGGCAGTACCACGCCTGCAGCGCCGACACCTATCGAGCGCTGGAACGGCTTGTAAGCTTCTTCGGGAAAGATAAGCGGCTGTCCGACATCACCGACGGCAATGTCACCGCGCTCACCACCTGGCGGCGACAGCAGCAGCGATGGGGCAAGAAGGAATACAAAGACAAGCGAGAGATGCCGACGGTATCGCCCGCCACCGTCAATCGCGACACAACCGCAGTTCTCAAGAAGCTTTTCACGCGGGCAAAACTGACGTGGAAGTATCATTTCCCGTCCGAACCGAATTGGAAGACCCACTGGCTGAAAGAAGCCGATGAAAGGGTGCGTGAGCTTCATTTGGAGGAAGGCCATAAACTGGACGAGGCAGTCAGGGCCGACTACGAGCCATGGCTAGAGTTTGCACGCATCACCGGTCTACGTCGCCGAGAAACGCTGATCAGATGGTCCGAGGTGAATTGGTTCGCAAAGCGCATCACCAAGTTGGGCAAAGGAAGCCGGAAGGTTACGACACCGATCACGCCTGAAGTTTGGGCCATCCTCGAGCCCCTAAAGGGCCACCACGATGAATGGGTTTTCACCTACGTCGCCAAACGCAATAGCAAGGGAAAGACCAAGGGCCAACGCTATCCGATCACGTATTCCGGATCGAAGTCCGAATGGCAGCGCACCCGCAAGCGTTCTGGGATCGAGGATTTCCGTTTTCACGACATTCGCCACGATGTCGCGACGAAAGTCCTTCGGGCGACTGGCAACCTTAAGCTAACGCAGAAGGTGCTGAACCACGCGAGCATGAAGACTACGGCTCGTTACGCACACGTACTGGACGAGGAAGTTGCGGACGCATTAGAGAAGGTCGCAAAATCCCGGAAAAAGTCCCGGACCAGCGGAACAGACGTCGCGTAACTCTCTGGAAAATAGGCGCAAAATCGGAAAGCGCGTCCATTCCTTCTAAGCAGGTTGTCGCAGGTTCGAATCCTGCAGGGGTCGCCACCACTTTTCCATCTAGTTGATACTCTTGGTCTTACCTGAAATTGGGTGCGACCAAAGACTGTGCGCCAACTGTTCTCACCTCGCCGCATGCTGTCGGCATAGGGCTAAGCTGGCGCGCCGCCAGGCGAGACAATCGATGAGGCCGACACGGCCGTCCCAATCAGCTGGGCGTCGACTACAGCGCACACGTTATCGAGGCGACCCTACATCGCGTCGCACCGACTCTCGGCTGGCGCTGAGCCGCAGCTGCTCGTTTCCTCATGCTGAACGATCGGGCGCTCAGGGAACTGGTGGCGGGTGCGCGATCCCCTGGTAGTAATCACCTTCACCGGGCCCCATGAACTCATTCGTATAGCGTTCGCGTTCGTCACCCAACGTCCGGGCCGGCGGACGGTAGTAACCGTAAGCGCCGTACATCGGCATCGGCTCCACATACACATTGCCCGTCGGCATGGGATCAACATAGACGCCGCCGGGTGCAGGCTCGTAATAGTAGTTGTCGGCAAAAGCCGGTGCGGTGTTCCCGGCCAAGGTGACGACAAATGCGACGCATGACATTTTCGTAGAAATTCTCAT